AAACACTCTCCAAACGTCTTTATTGGCGGTAAGGAGATAGGAAGAAAGGACGATCATTACGCTACGGGTACGCCTGAGCAGAATACAATCACCGAAGGGTCACCAAATGTATTTGCAAATGGTTAATATAAATAACCTTGATATAGAGGTTTTATATGTCTAGTTACACGAAAACAACTTCAACATTTATTAAGAGGAATGTCAGATACTCTGATTTGGGTATCAACTTTGGCAGAAATCCCTTCAACAGTGATCTTAATAGAATTACTGAGGTTGACAGTGTAAAGAGAGCCATTAAAAGTTTAGTCTTGACTAACAGATACGAAAGACTTTTAGATCCTGAAATTGGTGGAAATGTCAGAGCTCTTTTGTTTGAACCTATGTCTAGTATGACAACAACAGTTTTAGAAGATTATATAACAGACACAATTAAGAATTATGAGCCTAGGGCAATCCTTGATAAGGTAGTTGCCACGCCAGATTATGATAGAAATTCTTACGAAGTAACAATACAATTTAGAATTAACTCAGTTGAGCAACCACAAACACTTGAAGTTGCTCTAGAGAGGATAAGATAATATGGCAAATGGATTCTTAACAACTTCTGAGCTAGATCTACAGAACTACAAATCTAGCTTAAAAACATTTCTATCCCAGCAAGAGCAATTCAAAGATTATGATTTTGAAGGCTCAAACTTATCTGTATTGCTTGATCTTCTTGCCTATAATACCTTCATGAATGGTGTGTATCTGAACCTAGTTGGTAGTGAGATGTTCTTAGATACATCTCAACTTAGAGAATCCATTGTTTCGCATGCTAAGGAACTGAACTATACGCCACGTTCTAGAACAGCTGCTGTTGCCTATGTTAATATTACTATTACACCTACCGATGCCCCTGATTCTATCACAATTCCAAAATATTATGAGGTTAATGGTAGGACAGATGATAATACTACCTACTTCTTTACGACTGATGAAACAATTATTGTTAGACCCGTAGATGGTGTCTATGCAGTATCTAATGTTGCAATTTACGAAGGTAATATTGTCAAAGAAGTATTTGTAGCCAATGCATCATCGCGCTATCTACTTCAATCTGCCAACGTAGACATTAATTCAATTAATGTTACAATTAAAGAATCAAACACAGCAACAACAGAAACAAAGTATAATAGAGAAACCTTCCTATTTGGTCTTAACAACACAGACAACATTTACTTTATACAAGGTGCCGAAGACCATCTATACGAACTTGTTTTTGGTAATGGTGATATTGGTAAAGAACTTACAGATGGTAATTTAGTTACTATAAACTATAGAGAAACAAATGGTATTGATGCCAATGGCGTTGAAGTATTCACTGCTCCAAATGCCATCCAGGGTTATCCTTCTATAGCAATAGCGACAGTTAGTGCTGCCGCATCCGGTGCAGAACACGAGACAAATGAAGAAATTAAGTTTAATGCGCCTCGTTACTTCCCTACCCAGAATAGAGCTGTTACAGTAGAAGATTATATTGCTCTAACAAAGCAGGCATTCCCATCCCTAGAAATTGTTACAGCGTATGGTGGTGAAGAGACGGAACCTAAGCAATATGGTAAGGTAATTGTTGCGGCTAAGCCAATTGGTGGCATCAAGTTACCCACACCACTGAAGACGCAGATTTATAACTTCCTCAAGGAAAGATCCGCTATCTCTATTGATCCAGTTGTCGTAGATCCAGAATACTTCTTTGCAGAAATTGTAACGGAAGTTCTATACAACATTAACGAAACAACAAGATCGCAAAGAGATATTGAAGCTCTTGTTGAATCGACCATTCTTAATTTTGGTGATGCCAATCTTGCTAAGTTTGGTTCTGATCTTAGATACTCAAAACTTGTTAAAGCAATTGATGATTCAGAAGCTGCTATTATTAGTAATAATACAGAACTAAGAATTATTAAGCATGTTGAAGTTGATACAGGTATTCCATTTAGAATTGCTTTCTCATTTGAGAATGAATTGAAGAAAGAAGTATCCACATCAAGAAAAATTTATGAGGATACAACTGCTACAATTGAATCATCTCTCTTTACATACAACTTAAATAATATAGATTATATTGCTAAGATTAAAGACGACACCCAAGGCAATTTAATGATTGTATCTACTGTTAATGGTGTAGTACAACTACTAAAGGATAAAGTTGGTACAGTAGATTATACTAATGGTACAATATCCATTGGTGCTATCGTATACGAAGATGTTGGTTTAGATAATGAATTGGAAATTTATGGTAGAACAAAGAAGTTAGATATAGAAACAAATGCCAATAAGGTCCTTCAGGTTGAAGCTGCACACCTTGTTGTTTCTGCGCGCGGCATCAGAGCATAATGAAAGAATTAGAAAAGTTCATATCACCATTCATTGCTAATCAATTCCCCTCTGTCTATAAGGAAGAGGGTCCTCTATTCATTGCATTTGTAAAAGCATACTTTGAGTGGCTTGAATCTCAAGACCAGGTTGTCTACGATTCCAGAAGATTGCTAGAATATAGAGATATTGATAAAACTATAGATGTCTTTATCAATAATTTTAAAAAGAAATATATGTTCCCTATCCCAGAAGATATTGCTGGCGATAAGGTTTTGCTACAAAAGCACATTAAGGAAGTATACGGGTCTAAGGGTACAGAGCGTGGTTTAAAACTTTTGTTCCAGCTTTTGTTTGCTGATAACATCAGTGTTTATAAACCAGGTGATGATGTCTTTAGATTATCAGACGGTGATTGGAATAGAGACATTTACCTAGAAGTATCCTTTAAGCCTTTCAATAGTTTATTTGTTGGTGAGTTTATTAGAGGCCGTATATCTGGCGCCAGAGCCTATGTTGAAAGTTTCCAGACCAAATATATCAACAACAAAAACATAAACATCTTTTATCTAACGGATGTGGTTGGTAACTTTAGACATGATGAAGTTGTTCTAATTGATGAATCCAAATTACCAGAAGGCGAGGTTCCATCTGTAACAGCAATCAACTCACCAAAGATTATTGGTTCAATGACTGAAGTTGATGTTTCAAATAGAAGCTCACCATTTGGTTATACTGTTGGAGACATACTTGAAGTTCAGGGTAAAGGGTCTCGAGGTAAGGTAGTTGTAACAAAATTAAAAGAACTCGATGGTACAATCTCGTTTAATCTTGAAGATGGCGGCTCAGGTTATACTGTTAATAATACTGTTTTCTTGATTAAAGGTCCTGTCACAGGGCTTGTTATAGAGGCCGGTGGCACAGGTTATAGCAATACAGATGTCATAACATGTTCAAACGGAACAGCAAATGCAACAATAACCTTAGCTGGAGCTTTGGGTGTTGGCGGTGTAATTCTTGCCAATAACATTAATGTAGTTAATGGCGGTAATGGATTTTTAACAACAAATGCATTTACTGTCACAGTTACAATAGCAAACTCAACTGGCGGAGCCTCAGCAGGCCTTGGCGCAAACCTAGTACCAGCAATTGCGGGTGGTGGCGACCAGGCTGGCTTAAGAATTGGGGCTCTTTCAGACGTTAAATATCTCTTTTCTTCAGCTATAAAAATTAATACAATTGGCCAAACACTAAATTATATTGGTACAGCTAACAACGTTGATAATACCCTTATTGGTGAATTATCCTATCCAACTGGAAGTGGTTATGGTCTTGCTTCAAATGTCGCAGCAGGATTTGATACAATCCTCAGAGATGCTCTGAGCTATCAAAACTATGAAGTTGGTACAATATCAAAAATCTTTACAACCAATCCTGGCCAAGATTATACAACCAATGTACAAATTACAGTCACAGATACTGTAATAGGACTAATGGAATTACTTGATAGAGAACACCCAGCAGGTCGCGGCGAGCGTGGCAATGGGTATCTTGGCAACAACGCCGTTGTGACTGGCGTTGCTGGATTTGGCGATGATGCTCTGGGAGAAGTCAAAGTTATTGACTCAGGTCTAGGTTATGAACAAAGAGAAGAAGCCCTTCTTGTTTCATTGTCTAACACAAACCTAATAACATCTGGCACTGTATTACTGACAAGACAGGGTCAGGGTGAAGGCAATTTCAAATCGACTCGTGGTTTCTTAAACTCTGACAAATATATCCACGATAGCTATTACTATCAAGATTATTCTTATGAAGTAAGATCATCGGTTGTATTCAATAAGTATAGTGACCTTCTAAGAAAGCTTTGGCACCCAGCTGGTGTTGAGAAGTTTGGTAGAGTTCTTGTGAGTAATGAAGTCACGGCTGCAACACCAGATGTTATACAGCAAGCATATATAGGGGATGGGTCAACGACGACGTTTGCTATCCCGGGTGGAGCATGAGTACACTAACAGTTAAAGTAAATGGAGTATTGCAGGTACTAGGTACCGATTATACCATTTCTGGTGGTAGTGTTATATTTGCCAATGCACCTGGTGCTGATGCTTCTGTTGAAATTAGAAAAGAAACACCACGAAGTATTCTTGAGACTAGCTTCCAGATTGAGCAAATCAGACTAACAGAGCTAACCACTGCCTATAGCACCCAGACCATTGTATCTTCC